CTCCTTGCTGGTTACGTTCAGCCCCAACCACCATGTCCGACAGCTGTGCGATTGCATGGCTGCCTCGTAGGTGTGACAGGGATGTTTGCCCACCTTCCTCATGGTTGCGACCTTCTGGCCGCTTGAGGTGCGATACAAGCACTAGCCCTATTCCTGTCTGTTCAACAACTTGCCGTAGTTTTGTGCATGTCAAATCAATAGCTCGTCGTTCATCTACCTCAGCTAAGCCACTGATGACAATGGTTAGGTGATCAAGGAATACAACGTCAACGTTTTCTACGTCAGCTAGATAACGGATCTTATCTATCAGGTGTTCGGGATCAAGCGATCCAAAATGGTTGTATAAAAAGCATCGGCCACTGCCAAACACTTTGTCAAACCCTACCTTCATCTCCTGTGGTGTAACAAGATCAGGGTCAAGATGTATGGGTTTGTTTAATTCAATCCCAATAATCCCTTGCATACTGCGCTTGATTGATTCTTCTAACGCGATGTATCCAACACGCATACCTTTTGACAGGAAATGGTGCGCCCATTCCCTACAGATAGAACTCTTGCCAATCCCGCTACCGGCACATAGCGTCAGCATCTCGCCTTTTCTAAAGCCACGGGTCATGTGGTTCAGTTCGGGCCATGCGTAATCACAAGCAGCACCCGCCTGTGGTTTGATCAGTTCCTCCCACTGCTCAACAGCATTAACGATCCCGTCTGGCCGCGACGGTGTTGACTGCCAGATCAGATCACGCAACAAGTGCCCTTCGTTGTTTACCAACATTTCGTTGGCATCTTTACGTGGCAAGTGGCAGATAGCGGCTTTGCCTAATGGCAGTACTGCTAGTGCTTCTGTTGCTGCTTTCTGTCCTGGCTCGTCACTGTCAAAACATAAGATGATGCGCTCAAACTGACTGAGCCATTGCTGGTTAGCGGCAAGGTACTTCTTTGCTGACTGTGCGCCATTTGGCAGTGAAACAACTGGGAACTTGTTGTCTTGCACCTGACTGACGCTCATTGCGTCAATCTCGCCTTCTGTAACAACAACCATTAAGCCACCTCTACCAATCCCTTGCCGCCATAGGTGTTGACCCCATAGCTGCATTGAACTGGTATCGCCAACCCAAGCAAAGCGTTTCTCCTTATCTCTTATGTGTTGCGCTACAACAGTTCCCTGTTGGTTACGAAACTCAGAGACCTGCACTGTCTTGCCGTTGTATTCGCTGTATCCGTAGTTAAAGAGTGCAGCTGTCTCTTTAGTAATGCCACGACTTGCTAAAGGCTTGACGTTAATGAAATCCAAAAGCGGTGTTACCACGGGCGGTAAGACCTCCATTGGGGGTGGCGTACTTCCTTTGGCGAATACGTGGTGGCCACAACCGAAACAATGGCAGCTGCTGTCGTCATATACAGCAAGATTGTCCTTGCTACCGCATTCGGGGCACGGGTCATGTCGGATGCACTTGCTCATTAGTTAGCCATTCTGTTGGGATACGACCGCTTGACCAAACAAAACCGTGGAGTGTTGCCCATTGACCGTAAGTAATCGACCCTGGCGCCTTTGATAGCTTCTTGCGGGCATCCATAAAGCAGATGCGCAGATCAACTTTGGGGTGTTGACTTTTGACGGCTACCATTTTGCGCCTGTCTTCTGGGCTGAACAACCCTTTGACTTCAACAACAACACCATTCCCCAGAAAGAAATCTGGGGTGTAGATGTTTTGCAGTTGATACGGCAACTCCTGTGATTCATAGCTGTAGTCCATGCCCCTTTTGGTTAAGGAGGCCGCGACTACGGCCTCAAACTTGCTGCGGAACTTAGAAGTCGAAAGGGTCGTCTCCGATGGAGGCTGTCGCGTCAAACGGGACCGTCTCATTCGAGGCTTTGGCGGGAGCTTTGGCAGTTGAGGCCCAACCTTCTTCGGGTTTGAATCCATGGTCTGCAGTGTTCCCTTCTTTTGTTTGTAGGTTGATAATCTGCACAGCATTTAAGCGTAATGACACACCTGCACCGATACCTGCACCAAAGAAGGGGGTAGCGGAAAACGATATGCGGCCTGTAGTGCCAGACCACATTCCATTTAGCGATTCCCTGTCAGTAACAACGTTGCCTTGGGCATCAAAGATCGTTACCTGACGGGACCATGCCTTGCCAGTTTTATCAATACCACTGGCCTTTGTTTTTGTTTTGAGGAAGAAGCGCGATACGCCGTCAACATCTTTGAATCCCCATGGCAAGTCATGGGTTCTGTAGTTGCTTCTGACTTGATCAAGCACAGTGGTTTTGTGCTTATTCCAAACTTGATCTAACTGGTCAGCAAGATCAGCAGCAAGCATCGGGTCGCATGTACCTCTTGCTTCATAGCGCCCAAAGTCATCAAACTTTGTGTCAGGCACAATGAATTTGGGATACTCAAAGCTAACGATTGGCGAAGTGAACTTTTGGGATTGATAGGTTTCCATAATTAGGTGATGAAATAGTTGGAGTTACGAACATCAGCAACGTTTAGGTTGCCTTGTTTGGGTAGTCGCGGGATTTTGTCCCGCTGCTTTGGAGTCAACTGTTCTAACAGTGTTGTTGTTACTTGCTTGAATACATTAGGCGTGTACATTTTTGCAAACGTATTACGCACACTGTTGCGCAATGCTTCCATGTCAGAAGGCAATGTAGCAAAACAATCATGTATGCCGCCTATGTTCTTAACACCATTCTTTGCTGCGTCTAACACGACAAATGCCATGTGGCTGCCATCTAGGCTATGTATTACGTTCGGGCTTAAAGCATTGGCCATCCTTTGAGGTGACCATGATTCTTCGCCATTGTAAAAACACACCTCTGTCCCTTCCGTTTTCCTTTTAACGTGAACGTCTGTCAAATAGCGCAGCCTAACTTTGTGCATAGCGTTGCCAGTGTACTTGTGGTACACAGGTAAACCGGCTGGGGTTACCCAATGCAAAGGCTTTTCATTTGAAGAGCCAGCATAACCAACAGCTTTAAACCATTCCATCGCTTGCTTAGCTGGTGCAACAACTAAGTCAGACTCCCTGATAACAATAGTCGTTAAGTAGTGCACAGCTTTTAAGGTGTTTTCTTTCCATCGCCAGTTATCTTTATGTCCAAACATCTCAGTTGTTCTCTCATAAGTCCAACGTTTAATTTGTTGCACATGCCCAAACCTGCTAGCTGAATAAGGTATTGTCATTACGATTGGCTTCAGCAATGTACGGTCAAGGCTTAGTGTCAACCATGCAATTGCCATCTCGTTACCAGCTGCTGCATCAATGCGTAGAACAGCTAATACCTTTTCTAGAATTAAGCTGTAAACATCTGCGACGCTATCTGTAGTTGTTAAATTCACAGTCTGCCCCATCTTTTCGCTGCGTAGCAAAGCTGAGTAGTGTTGAATACCAGAGCATGTGCAATCAAGCACTACTGGTAGTTGGCAAATGTATTCATCGCCTAAAGTTTTATATTGCGCGTAAGCATTACAACTAGCGAGGAACTGCCATGGGTCTTTAGCCGCCGTCCAAAATTCATATCCTGCGCCCCATGGATCATCCCCGGATTGTAATATTTTCTCTTCGTTTTCATGTACCCAAGCCACACGTTGATCCCAATTAAGCTTGCCATGGCCAAATGTATTGGCGATGTGTACTTCAAGCCAGCGTCCATCTGCAGGGCGAACAATAGGGCTGCCATTTGCAAAGTTAAGAAGACTACGCGCAATGTCATTACCTTGTGGATTGAGGAATGGGGGACGGTAATAGAACCTGCCCCTAAAATCTAATTGCGTTGGGAAGTATATCTCTTTGTAGTCTTTAAATCTGTTAGCAATCCATATCATTTTCGCTACAGCAACACGCATTGGCAACGTGTCTTTGTTTTTGTCATGTATGTGGTTTGCATCCCAACGCCATTGCTGCACGTCAGGGTGATCATCAGCTAAATGTTTAGGGTAAGGCGGCACCTCCCACCCTTCACGGGGCAACAGCTTGCCAATCTGTAAGCCACGTTCCCAAGCATGTTCAATATGCGGCAACAACCATGCGTTGATCTGCCACGGCACCGCTTGCTGCAGGTTTGCTGCCTGTATGAACGGCTCTCTGCCTGTGATTACAGCTGAGATCTCATCTAAATAGTCTTTGCATAACTGCGCATCAGGTATGAAAGAATAGTACCCGCCGTCTAGGTCTTTATTCCACGGCCTTGGCGGCACGATCATTGGCATTGCATGTGGGCATAACAATGAACCTGTAGTTGTTGCGTCCTTTATGTACTCCAACACCTTGGGTGTTGCAGCAAGGATCTGTATTGTATTGCGACCACGCCATTCT